ACGTTTTTAAGTATACTATCATTATTACAATAGTACACTTCACAAGCACCTAATTTAAGCCTATCGTTTAATTCTGAATTTATATAGTCAACACTATATATGAAATCTCCTATGGACTTTATAGTACCATTATTATTTCTTATACCTTCAATTACGAATTTATCTTTATAAATACTATTCAACACTGAAAAATTATATATTGTGTCTATCATATCTTTAACTGCTCTTGGCGTTCTTCTAATAAGACCGCAACCTACTACATGATAATTTGTTACCTTATTTATAGTTACACCATAAAGATCTGACATAAAAATAAGTAAACTATCATTTTTACATCTTGGTTGTACATAAAGTCTAGATTTAACTAGTTTAGAATATTGTTGTGATAACACTGTACATGCTTTTATTGGATTCATAATTTTAAATATACCACTAAACCTATTTATTATATTGTTTGCATCTAGCTCTAGCATTTTTATAGAAGATTTTCCACTTAAGAATTCTAAATACTTATTATCCCTAGTTCTAATTTGAAGAACCATCAATAGTACATCACTAATACTGCAAAAAGTGTTATATTTACTTTCTATTTCAGGCATTTTACTGATCACTTTTCTTTTAGGTTCTGAACTTTCATAAAGTGTTGCATTATTAACTATACTTAAACACAATTCAACTATATCATCTTCATCTGAAAAAGTGTTAGACATTATATTTATCAAACTATTATCATCACTAACAGGTATAGAGCCAAAATAATCTATAGCTTCATTAAAAGACATATGCTTATAACCTGATATTATTATAACTGGCCCTGTTATTTTTAATGTACGATTTACTGCCATTCTTTTTGAGTTACTTGATAAACCTGATGCTGCCAATTCATAAATCAGAGTTGAGCATCTTGCTTTCAAATGACCTAAGCCCTGTGATAATGTTTTTGGTCTATTTATTATTGATTCAAGCCCATCTGATTCAAAATTTAGTTTTTTAATTTCTTTGATAACATTGTCAATTTTAGTTATCTTTGGCATTAACGTTGTCACTGCTCCAAATGCACATCTCTTATCATCTATGTTAACATTTATAAACCCTCCATCATTTAATGTTTCAATGAATTCTTCTGGATAAACATAATCACTATAAGAAATAGCTTTCCTAAGTAAATTCGCAACATCTTGATCTGGAACTTCATCTATTATCTTTTTTGTACTTATCTTTAAGACATTCATTATTAAGTTTCTTGGTTCTGAACTCATGTTTTGAGTTGTTATCTTATTTAATAATCTGTTATAGTAAGATGTTGTTCCAGTATTAGCCATTTCAAAAACTGAACCATAAGGGTAACCACCTAGTTCTATCGGTAATTCATTTATATAGTCTAATTGTTTCCCTTTAACATTATATCCAGCTATAACTTGCTGTTTCAATATAGTATGCATCAATATCAATGTTGATAAATCTGCGCCCTGTCTTATTAATTGTTGTAGAGTTGAAATTTGTGACTTAACATCCATTTGCCAGTTAATATAGTTAAGATTATTAGTTGCATTTGCTATAACTTTGGATACATTTAAATGTACATCACCATTTAAATTAAAGTTTGAAACGAGTTCACCAACATGCTCGCTAACATAAGTTTTCTTCTCATTTAATTTTAGACATACAAAACGTTTAAAAAGCGTCCTAAATAACATATACTTTTTAATGTCATCTATACTGTTTGCAGTTATTGTAACCCATGAGTCATCTGAATGTACAGCACCAGATGCTAATACTTTATTTTCTGGATATGTTAAATTGTAGTATTTCATTATACAATAATCTGCCATTGCATGCATATTACTAGATATATAATTCAACATCCCTTGAGGCCAGCCTATAATTGCTTTAACACCATTTGAATAAGGAGTATCCACTACAAATTTCTTTATTCTACTACCTCTATCTGTTTTTTCTTCAAAACTCACAGGCAGTTTTTTAATGAGATGCACTCTGTCCATCATTTTTAACATAGATTGGTATTGTAGCTTCCTAATTTCGATTGGAAGAGAGTTGCTGAAACTTATCATATATAGAAATTTCCTCGGATTATCTTTTTCTGAAAATTTTGATTGATCTTCAGTAGCCTGAGCTATAATTCTATGTTTGAATTTAACGATCCCATCTGAAAATGCATTCTTATATATTTTATGTTGTTCTGCAAGTTTTATTTTTCTAGCAACGATTAAATTATTAGACATATATACACCTTTACATGCCTCAGGTTTTTCTATTGCCATTAGTGCTGCTTTAGTACCTAAGGTAGGAGTTGCTATTGGTCTACCACCACCCCTCTGATCTTTAGCTGACATTGAATATTCTTGTTTTTCATGGCTTGTATTAAAATCTATAGCTAGCTGATATGCTAAAGACTTTTCCTGATTATAAGATATTTTTTGATAATATCTAAGTGCTTCAGACATTGAGGTGTTGTGTACAGCTTTTTTATTTAACCTGTCTGGAGCAGAAATTGTACAACCCCTTAAACTACAATTTTCATGTATTGGTCTAAACAATAAACTTTTCATAACATCCCTTGTTAATTTGCCTTTAGGTATTGGATTGTCCTGCTCATATGTATCTGTTATGTACTTTATTATATCAGCACTATAAGAAAATTCTGACTTGAAATTAAAATCTTTTGCAACATCATAACCTTCTGTAACCCAATTACCGAATGTTTTTTGCTCATCTATAAAATCGGCATTCCACGATGCTGTTTGTGTTATAGATGCATCCATAAACTGTTCACCATATAAATGTTTTGGCCTTAACATATTTAAAATTGCTAATTCTTCTAGTGCTTGTTCACCGGTTTCGTGTTTTATATTAGTAGAAGTAAAGGATGGAAGATTAATTTGTAGACCCAATGAATCTGTTGTAATTTCAGCATTAAAAACCTTCCTTGGTGGCTTTCTTATATTAAGCTTATCTATTCTTGATAGTTCATATATAAAAACCTTCATATTATTAAACATCCAACTATCTAGTCTAGTTTTCATTAACATATTAAATTTTTCAGCAATTAATTTATGGAGCCTACTAAAACTGGCAAAAGGCATAAAGGAGACATACTTCAATAAATCCAAATATTCTGAAGTTTTTTGATGACAATCCAATATTAATAATGTTTGTAAACCAACAGTTTTTTCAAACTTTTCCATAAGTCTAGGACATTTATAAAGTATATAAGATGCAGATGATGCTAATCTAAAACCAGCATTTTCCCAATTTGAAATCTTATCTATGTTTAGCCTACATAACTTACTTACAATATATATGTAATGTTCTGTTTCTGTTATGTATTGATATTCATTGTGATTTATATATTTTACTTCTTCTCTTTTGTATCTAGTTATAAAAACAAACGGTATATCAACATTTTTATATGATATCGGGCAATGACCTTTAGGAATAAAAGCAAGAAATGATCCATTGGGTGGTACGAAAATGTTGTCATGTCTTGCTTCATATCCACTCATATGCATGAATCTGTTATAAAGATGTGATAGACTATTTGCTAACTGCATACCATTAGTTTTAATGACTTTTCGATATATGTCCCTCATTTCTGATGAGTTTTCTTCTTCAAGTTTATTATATGATTCCCACTTCTCACTCAATGGTGGCTTCTTATTTGATTCCAATCCATAATAATGCATTTGTTCCTCAACAAAAGATGAGAATATTTCTATACAATCTATATCTGTGACTATAGGTTCAGTTTTTGGATTCTTCTTATGTTTACCATAATTCATGTGTGAATATAATTCCATAGTTAATGTGTTCGGGCTCTTAAGATTTGCTTTATATTGATAAGGCCCGTAAACCCCCTTGATTGCATATGGTCTTTTATCTTTTCTAAATTCTCCTCTATCTTTATATACGTCTTCCATTATTTTAAGTGTTTTGATATCAGGTAATAAATCTTGTATATAACTTGACACATTATCGTTTATAGTATTTAGGTCAAGCAAATATGACCTAATTAGGCCATGATTAACCTCAGTTTCAAAATTGTCAGAGTTATCTACAACTTTTAAAGTTGACTTCGGCTCCATACATCCTTTCTGTACCTTTTCTTGCCTATAGTTATCCTTTAATTTTTCAAATTCATGCATAACATCTTTGATGTCAGTTGTATAGTATTCATCTACATTTATATTGTTTATTTCTTTTTTAATTAGCCCGAGGTAATAACTCAATGGCTTTTTAGTGCTATAAGTTTCAAAATTTATTTTATTTACACTTTCAGGCCATAATAAGACAATATCTTCTGCTTTATAGTCTTCTTTATAGATTATTTCATAAAACAAAGGTTTATTTGCAACCATTTTCTCAACTGACACTAATAATGTATTCGCAACTTCATGATAAGTTATATACCTTAATCTGTCATTGTCATGTTTCAAATAACCTCTATTAACCCAGTTTGTTATATTTTCATTCAGATTACTTAAATCTTCGTCAATTATAAAATCCATCCATACTGCATTGTATTTAAGAGTTATGTTTAGATATGTTAATATTTTTTCATACTTTAGATATTTTGCTTGTTTAACTCTTTCAACGTTTGAAGTTACTGATATCTCACCAACCAAGACACAGTTGTTAGATATTTTGCACAGTATATCTGGAGTTAGAACTGAAATGTCTTGTGGTACATTACCTTCATGCTTTAAAACATTGTTTACAAATTCAGAAAAAACAACGTCATTATAATTGTATTTCCTCCAGTTACAATCATATATTAAATTAGTTCCTATAAATTCGACCCAATTGTCATGTCTAGAATTCTGTAAATTTTTATAAACATTTACCATGTCAATAGTATTATTTGCGTTGTCTGTAAAAACATTAGCATTGTCAACATCACTATGTGTTTCGTCACCCTTATTATATTCTAACCAAGAATCTAACAAGTTTTTTATACTGGCCTGGGCAGGATTTATAGGTTCTAGATCTTTCAGTACTTCTATTCCTCTATCCACACCTCCTACATATGATATCATTTTTTCAATATCCATGATTTTTTATTTTTTTATTTTTATTTTGTCAAGCTCTATACTAAACAATATTTAAATTATTTTAATTAATATAAATTTTGTTTTAAATAATCAAGATTTTATTTATTTTTGATAGTATATTTAATCAAAGCCTGTCGTTTTTTATATTTTTAAATCTGA